GCACATGCAGGCGTCTGGCAACAGGGGAAGGAATGGATACCTTTTCTCTGTTAGGCGGAGTTAGCTTGAATCAAGCAGCGAGTGCCCAATGGGCACTACAACTCCTAGCAACAACGTAACCACCGATTCGTCGGTCGTAACGCACCCGTCCACCCAGGTCCTCGATTTGGGAAGATCTTATGGATCTTTCCTGTATCGCTGAAGGCTTCTTCAGCCAAACAGCGTATCGAAGAGCATCAAAGATCGGACGTTTTACATTGTAAGTAAAACGAAGAAATTTGAAGTGGATGCAACCATGTGTGTCACGGACTATCCTATCGAATCTAATCGAAGGATAGCATGATCTGATACGAAAGAGGTCACTAGACACTTTCAGACCAGAATCATCCGGGAACCAATCAGGTACAACTTTAGCCAAAAGTTGGTACTGATTGAACAACTTTGACATAACTCTGAAGAGCTCCTTGTCATACACATATTTGAGTTCGCCGAAATACGAAATGTATTTCTTTAATAGCGAATTCCATATTGTGTACAGCCAAGGTTCCAAAGAGGACATCTTAGTTGAACGTGGAGACCTTAAATAATAAGGCCTGACGTCGCGTCCGTGGAGGAAGTCTCCACCACAGGACTCTCTGAAGCCTCCGTTATCAATGAAGGTTTTATCCTCATTGATTTCGAATCCAATATGACCCAGGACTTCGATGAAGTCTCGAGCCATAAAGGTAGGAACAATGCAATCGTCGCCAAACACGGAGATTTGCTTTAAATCTTCCCAATCAGGGAAGAGGGCATTTCCCTCGTGCTTGGAAAGGCGAACTGCATGCCCATAGGCCCAGAAGACGAGCGTCTCTAGCGGAAATGTTACCGCATTACCCATCGTAGCAAACATAGAGAGGGGAACAGTTCTACCATTAACGGTAGTAACCGGGCTCCTCGTATGTTTTACTGCGAAAAGCCAATCTTGTGGAAGGATCCACTCGATAAGCTTCATCGAGACACTATCAGAAGCGCTAGACCAATCGATGGTAGCCTCAGACGAGGTTATCGAAGATCGGAATGCACGCTGAACATGTTCGATAGGGAGAGACTGAACGTCAAGACCAACAGACGCTAAGCGCTTATACATCATGTGCATGATACCTTGCTGGAAAAACATATTCCAGGTTGGCTCTACACAGATGAGGCGCCGCGCCTTGTCGGTCTTTTCGACAGTTGTTGCCCGTGATCCCTCGACTAGGTTTTCCTTGGGTGCATTAAGCACTGAACGATTGAGTTCATCAATCGACGACTTTAACGTTATGTCAAAGTCCAAGTAAGCCCTAATCAGAGGCAGTACTGACGAAGTACAGCTTATCGGATAGGAGAATTTTCTTTCCAGTGAAGTATCCCGATAGGGAACTCCTATGGAGGATCCAGAAGATGTTTTACACTCCTGGAACCATTCTTCTACCGAGAACCTACCTAGGACAAAGTGCACAAGTGCACGAGCACGTAAATGGATATTTTCCATCTTCGTGTTGGTGGATTGGACCCGGGTCGCTGATGGAAACTTTAAATTAAAGTTAACATTGCGTATCCGTTCATTAACCTTTAAGAACTTCTCAAAGGCTAATACCTCCAATCCCTCCTTGTCGTAGGTAGTGCTGCAGTACTTCTTTCGAAAGTCGTTAACTTGATTAACGACTGCGAATGTCAGCACCTGATCCCCATTACCCATGGTGAGGGGTTCTAGATCACGCCTGATTGCGTCATGTATCTCTGTTGCGATACAATCAGCGGCGAAAGAGCGTTTCGTCTTCCGCTTGGGTTTGCTGCGACTTTTCATTTAGGAGTTCTCCAAGTATGAGAAGTTGTCGGGTCAAATCAGGTCCACCGAGGATCAAGAGGCCAGTCGTACCCAGTATTGCTACTGTGTAGCGAATGGTTCTCTTAATCTTTCGAATGTCCATGATCAAGCCAGCGCTTGTGCTTTCCAGAAATCGGAGTAATCCGAATCGAAAAGCAATTGCGCTGCTGCATTCAGCATGGTCGTCACTTCTGCAGCCGTCGTCTCGGGATCAACCGAGAGTTGGATGGAGACAGTGTTGACAGTACGATTCCCATTAGCCAGAGTTTTCGGGCTTTTGAGAATAACTGTCGAACGAGCCTGCGTGAAGCCACCCGGTGCCGATACGGACACCTTCGGAACCTTGACACTGAAAGCTACTTCTTTACGAGCCTGAAAGCTCAGGCCCTCATCGATGTAGGCATTCAGTTCAGAGTTATTCCGAACGAGTTCCTTAACGGTACGCGCAGTACCCCCGGTTACGGAGGCGGTAGAGTCGATAGCAATCGACGAGTTTGCAATGGCCATGTAGGGCCCCTTTGTTTAACGCTTTCCGCCAGTAAACCTCTGAATGAGGAGACTGGCAAGATCAGCGATGGATGTTAAGTCCTTAACAAGCATCCTAGGCGTTAGCGAAGGAAGAATGTCTTGGACACCGAAAGACGCATAAGGTTCCCGCGTTTGGGTGTATTCCCTACCCCCAACCAGGTTACCTAATACGTCTATGGAATAGCCACTATTCGACTCCGCCTCAAGAGTATAATGATACTCCTTTGTTCGGCGAGTAGTCGTATTAGCAGCTAACACCCTGACGTACGGATCCATGAGATTCATAGCCCCTTGTAGGAAGCTACCAACATCATAGATTCGATCAACCATGAAACTATATGGGACAACGTTCCATAAATTTCTAGGAAGATCCTTGGTCCGTAAACCATAGCGCCACTTCCAATCGTATACGGGGTTTGAGACCTCGTATAGTATGGAGGTATGGACCGATACTTCTTCGCGCCACACAGCATCAAATTTATAATACTCTGTGCCGCTACTGTACTCCGCAGGCTCACGTCGATAGTATGAAGCATACTCTCGAGCGTGTGATGTACGACGTACAGGAGGACGTTTAGGCTGGGTATCGTAAGCTTCTAGTATATCGTGTACAGAACGTACAAGAGGACTAAAGGCAAAACGATATGAGAGGTAGCTGTCGGCAATCGCCTTAGCTACGTCTCTTCCACGCCCATTCTTCCGAAGAATCTCATCGGTAAGATTTTTCATTGACTGAAGAGGGTTACGCAAATACTTTGCGGTCTCTCTAATCTCAAAAAGATCTTCGCCAAGGCTATACTCGGACGTGTCAATACCGGCAGCAGCTCGAAGGGCAGAGTTGCCTTCAGGTTGCACAGGCTTTGAAGGCCTGACAACTTTGTAGACATCTCGGCCGAGCGATCTCTGCTGAGTAAGTGGTCCCTTGAGATAGTACTCAATGGTGCCACTTTGATTACGGTAGTGACCAAGGCCATTTCCAGTGGAAATGTCCTCCGTCTTTGCATACGACATCGGATTGTTGAACACCTCACCAGCTTTTGATCGCCGGCGAAAGCCAGGTACAACGTAGTCACTAATAGCTTCTGATGATCCTCCAATATTACAATGGAAGACATCAGGGTTATCAGTCCCGCCGCGGAGGAAATCCGCGGACAAGTAGGAGATCTTCGCTTGTGATAAAGCGCGACCCCTAGACCGCGGGTACCCGTTGATCATGTTCAAGTCCTCTGATGTGTCAAGATGCAGAACCCCTTAT